CGATTTCCTGGTAAATATCTTGACGTTCTTCTGGACTTGGCATTCCGTCGTGGAACTGGATCACGAGGCTAGGATTTAATCCGTTCATAAGGTTCCAGTAGTGGAAACTAGAAATGGATACGTCCACCTGTATGTCTGTAAGAGATCCAGAATACTGCGGGAGAGGATAGTATTTTTGTCCAGGGTTGTGTGTGAAAAAATACAAGATTTGGTTTGGATATTCCCCTGCTCTGTTTGGATCAAATGACTTAAAAGCCTTAGGCTTATAGATTTCTCTCTTGATTTTAGTCCAGTCGGCCGAGTAGTAGTACCATTCCACTTTATCCGTGTCGTAATCTATGTGTCCCGAGCGGATATCGTTAAAGTCCATGTTGTAGATATCAACAATTTTATCGCCCGATCTGCTCCAGATAATATTAAGCGCAAAGCCGCCGTAAATGATATAATCTAGAGATGCTCTAGAAAAAATATCGTTCCAACCTTCCATAGGATTAGCTCTTTTTAGAATGTATTCTAGAGTTTCGTCCTTAGTTCTTAGTCCTTCTCCGATAGTTGCAATATGCTTAGACACGATGCAAGATCTGTTCATAGCAGATGCGTTATAAAGTGGGGTGATAAGACTGTTTGGGTATAAATTATCGTTTCCGTATCTAACCCAGGATTCACCTCTGACTTCGTAAACTCTAGGTAGGGTTGGATCCGGTACATCTAGAGAAAACCTTTGAAAAGTAGATGCGACTTTTTGTTTATTATCTTTGTTCATCTACTATAAGTATAAAAATCAAGAAAACTGACAATTGAAACTTTTTACCTCAGGATAACTATGATAAATATACTATGACTAAAAAACCAATCAATTTATTACTACACATTCAAGGAGGGCTAGGAAAATGTATTATGGCCACTGCAGTCCTAGCCTCTTGGAAGAGAACTTACCCCGACTCTAAAGTCGTTGTTGTCTCCGGATATCCCGAGGTTTTTGTGAACAATCCATATGTTTACAAGAATTTTCCCTTCGCCACACCTTACCTCTGGAAGGACTATTACGGCCGCCCAGGCTGGAAAGTATCTGCCCATGACCCCTATATGGAGGAAAGTTGGATTAAGAATGAAAATCTTCACCTCATAGATATCTGGTGTCGCATGCTAGGTGTTGATTCGGTCCAAAAGACCCCGTTGCTTTATTTTGCAGGTCCAGAAGTCGACGAACTCCAGGCTATGATAAAAGTCGATAAGCCTCTAGTTGTTGTCCAGTCGACCGGCGGGGCTAACCCAGCTGCTAGATCTTGGACACGTAATCCACCAATTGGTGAGTTCGACGAGTTTTTAGCTAGGTATAAAGAGACACACTATGTTGTCCATCTGTGCTTACCAGAAACACCTGCGTTGTCTAACATACACCAGCGGGTGGAAAATTTAAACCGCCGACAAGCAATGGCTTTAATTTATTTTGCCCAAGAAGTTGTTGGTATTGATTCGTATGCTATGCATGCTAGGGCGGCGAACTTAGAGGCTGGGCCTAGTACAATCTTCTTCCCACTAGCCGAATCAGTAGATAGACTGGGATACACCAGAAGCGGATGGAATAATATAGTCCCCACTGCTCAAATCCAGCAAATGCTGCTAGACCACACTGATTACTATGCGACTGTGTTTAAGTTGTCCATCGAGAATGTCTCTGACAACTGTCCGGTACCTGCTGGAACTAGGTGGTTTAACCTTAGTGTTAAGAGTAATACTCAACAACTCTAACTATTCCAGAAGCTCCGGCTCCTCCTGCTAGAGGACAAGAAGCTCCAGTCCAAGTTCCAGCATTTCCCCCTCCTCCACCTGCTCCATACGGAGAAGCATTAGGTGGGGTTAGGTTATTAAAGCAGGTATCTCCCCCTTTTCCTAATCTTAATCCAAGATAAAATCTCTCGGGACCACCTGCTCCTGTAGTAGTTGAAGGTATTGCCGCGCAACCAGATCCCCCGCCTGCTCCGCCTAAAGAAGAAGTAGAAGCTGCAAAAGAAGAACCGCCTGCTCCGGGATTAATACACCCAGTTCCACCAACATTTCCATTGTATGTTGTTCCTGCCCCACCTGCTCCGGGTGAAACTAAAATTATACAGCAAGCAGTGCTGCAATAACATCCTCCGGACCCAGGAGATCCACCATTTGCTATAGCAAGTGCTCCGAAGCATGAATTACCACCGACTGAACCTATAGTTCCATTAGAACCTGCAGTTGCTGCTCTAGCCCCGCCAGCCCCGCCAGCTCCTATAATTACACAGTGTGTAGCAGAAAGTTCTGCGCAAGTGTAACAGCAGGAAGAAACTCCTCCGCCACCGCCGCCTGCTCCACCAGAAGCAGATCTAGTAGGAAATAAACTAGTGTTAATTCCTCCTCCCCCACCGCCTCCCCCACCTGCTCCAACAGCATAGACACAAGCATAGACTAGACCTGCAGGCCTAGTCCAAGTTCCATTTGCAGTAAAATCTCTTACTATAGGACCGGTTGCCCCGTTGTTAAAAAATCCATTGTTCCCAAACATGTTATTAGGCTAGATTAGTTGCAAATGATCCGTAATAAACAGTTCCAATATAAATTAGTGAAACTGTAGTTACGCTCCCGATAGCCCCGGTTATAACTGGAGGGGTTGCATTAGGCCATTTAACAGATGCAGGCCAAGTGATAGTGTATCCTCCTGCTCCTCCCTGGGTTATGAATAATCCATAGTTTGCTCCGTCGATAGGATTGGATAGAGTTAAAGAAGATATAGAAGATGTTAGGGTTAAACTCTGATTGTTTCCGTTGTCCCAATCTAGTGTTACAGTTCCACCGACGTCTCCGTTAGCGTTCGTTAAAGAAGCTCCTTGCCCAAAAGCAACTAAAGAGTTAACGTGCGTTGTGTTTTGTTTAATAGCAGTTAAATTATTTCCTATAACAACTCCTCCAGTTACTCCGCTTGTGCTGCAATGACCAAATACTAATCCATCGTTAGAAGTTACAGAACTTACAGATCCTACGACAATAGATCTTGCAGAAGATGATCCAATCGAAGATGCGTTTCCCAATACCAAAGGTCCTGCGTCTGTTGGCGCAGAAAAACTTGAAATACCACAATTACAAGTGTTAAATCCGATACTAATTCTAAAAGGACCTCCTGAACAAACCTTACCGTTTGTTCCGATTGCGATTCCAAGATAATCCCCATTTGCGTTTGTTCCGATTGCTACTGCTTGTTGTCCTGAAACAGAATTAGGTCCTATTGAAATCCCTGAGAGATCGTCAGCAATTGCTCCAAGACCAATAGCAACAGAACCGTTACCATAAGCATTTGCTGTGTTGCAAGCTCCCTCACCAATAACTACCCCATATTCTCTTGCTATTGCGTCTTTTCCTATTGCTATACCTGTGCTGCAAATAGTTCTTGTATTACAACCAATTGCTATGCTATTTGATCCAATAGTGCAAGCTGAATTACCCAGAACTACTGAGTTGCAAGCCCCGGTACCTCCGACAGAAGAGCAGCCTAAGACTATGGTGCCGGTTGCTCCTGTGTGGATAGTGTTGCAAAATCCTATAGCATTTGTAAAAGCGTTAGAAGAACAGATAGTGTTAGCAAGTCCTAAAGCCATAGTACAATTTGCAGAATTAACATTATTAAAACCAACTGCAATTTTTACCCCACCAAATCCTCCAACCTGATTGCCTGAGCCTAATGCAAGAGCCGCAGCTGGAGATCCGCCTCCTCCTCCGTTATTACTTCCAAAAACAAAAATATCTCCCCCAATAGGAACTGAGTTGTTATTACCAACCTGAATATGGTTGTTATAAGCTAATCCATTACTAAATCCGATATTTATAGCTTGGCCCTGTGAAGAACATCCGTCTCCGATAGCAATACCATTATTATTTCCATCGACTTTTGCGTTTAGTCCTATTGCAATACCAAATCCACCTGCTGGACATGCGGTTGCATTAGTTCCGATAGCAATACTATTTTGTGTTGTTGCGCAAGCTGTTGCCCCAATAACGATTGCATTAGAGACAGTTGCAGTTCCTCCGATTGCTGTAGAAACTAAAGAGTTGGTTTGTTCGATGGTAATCGGAGAAGATGCTCCCGCTCCTGTTGCTCCCGCTGGGCCGGTTGCTCCAGTTGATCCAGCAACACCAGAAGATCCATCTGCTCCAGTTGGTCCTGCAGGTCCAGTTGCTCCGTTAATACCAGAAGTTCCGCTGGTCCCAGAAGAACCACTTACTCCGCTAGTTCCAGAAGTTCCCGATGTGCCGTTAATTCCACTGGTCCCAGAAGAACCACTTACTCCGCTAGTCCCAGAAGTTCCCGATGTGCCGTTAATTCCGCTGGTCCCGGAAGTTCCGGAAGTTCCTGCTGCTCCAGTTGTTCCTATAATGTTTCCTGTTACAATACCAGAAAAGTTTATTGTGGTGTCTGAAACCTGGATGTTTAGGAGATTACCTAGACCATCTGTGATTTCCTGTAAAGCCCCGGTAAGTCCAGTCGCCCCGATATTTAGGACACCTTCGTACGTGTCTTTAATTTGTGATCCTGTTAAGTTCATATATTAGTAAGTATATTTTTCTTGATTATTGACAAAGATTATGCGAAATACTGAGTAACCTTAACGATACCTGGTCCGCCAGCTTGTCCTGATTGTGCTCCAGATCTTGCTCCGGCTGCTCCACCGCCTCCACCGCCTCCATAAGAAGTTCCACTTGTAGGAGAACAATTTGGAGTAACTGAAGAAGGTGGAATACAATAAGTTCCTTGTCCTCCTCTTCCACCTGCTCCAAGAGTTATTCCACAAAGAGTAGCTGAAGATCCTCCTGCTCCTGCAAAACCTCCGTAATAAGTTCCAGTATTAGTAACATAGGTTTGTCCTCCTCCTCCACCACCTCCTGGTGCAGTTGCGCAAGAACCTCCTGAAAATGCAGAAACATCTCCTGCTGCAGTACAGGATCCTCCCCCTGCTCCACCGTTAGCATAGTTTCCAACCCCTCCAGGTGCAGAACCTGTAGGAACTTCTGGTGCAAATGCAGTTGTATTAGAAATTGCTGCGCAACCATCAGAACCTTTAGTAGCAGTAACTAAAGTTCCAAAACAAGATGCTCCAGATCCAACTACAATAGACTGAGAAGTCCCAAAATCAGAAGTTAGAGTGCAGATAGAAACTCCGCCACCACCGCCACCTCCGCCACCGGTAGATGCTTTATTTGGACCTGGGGTTGGTGTAGATCCACCTCCTGCTCCTGCTCCACCTGCTCCAATTGCAACTACCTCTACACAGACTGCTCCTGGACAACAGGACCAAGTTCCATTAGAAGTAAAACACTGAACTACGCAAGTAACGTACTGGGTGATTTTCATGATACCTGGTGCTCCTGCTCCTCCAGCTCCTCCACCTCCGGTGTTGGTATAACCTGCTCCTCCTCCACCGCCACCTGCTCCATAGTTAGATGCTGCACATCCTGGACTTGGTGGTGCTGCCGGAAGACAAAAAGTAGTGCAGCCACTTTGTCCGCCTGTTCCAAGAACAAGTCCGCATAAAGTAGATCCACTTCCTCCGGATCTCCGTGAGGCTTGAACATAAGAAGGTGAATTAGTTCCGTCTGATGCTCCTCCTCCTCCGGGAAATCCAGTTTTAGATTGACCAGCTCCTCCTGCATTTGCTGGAGATGTAGATGTACTACCACCACAACCTCCATGGGAAGAATTTCCTTGGTTTCCAACTCCTCCAGGTGCACAAGATCTATCTGATGAATTTCCTCCTGCACCTCCAGGAACAATAACCAATGCGCCAAAACAAGTAGATCCACCAGCAGAATTTGCTCCTCCCCCACCTCCAATTCTTACACATTCAGTAGAACTAAACCCAGAAGTTAAAGTGCAAATAGAAACTCCTCCTGCTCCTCCTCCTCCTGCACCATTAACCATTGCACCTGAAGTAAATGTTCCATTTGCTCCTCCTCCACCGCCTCCAACTGCAACTACTTCAAGACAAACTGCAGAAGGACAGCAAGACCAAGTTCCATTAGCAGTAAAACACTGGACTATAGTTCCGTAAGCTACTGTTGCGCATTGACTGCCGGCTATGCCTATCCCTGTTAGTATCATAATTATGCGCTTAGATCTCCGAACATATACCAGGTGTCCGTATCCTGTTTAACAAGTGTTGCTCCAGAATAAGCCTGTGCTAGTTGTTTTTTAAGTCCTGCGGAATAGAGAGTAACTCCTGCTGCTCCAGTAACTCCTAGTGCACCAACCCCAATTCCATAACCTCTAGCAACCATTATCTGCGAGCCTGTTACAAATGCAGTAGTTGCGTTAGTTGGAATGGTAAATGTTAGTGCTGCAGCCGATCCGCCGATGATTAGTTTATTTACGTCGGATAAACCAAAAGTATAATTCGAGTATTTAATGTTGTTAGCAACAATGGAAGTGTCTAGACCAGAAGTTCCAGAAGTACCAGAAGTTCCACTAGATCCGTTAGCCCCGGAAGTACCAGATGTACCATTTACGCCAGAAGTGCCTGACGTTCCGTCTGTCCCACTCGTGCCGCTAGTTCCACTAACTCCAGAAGTACCAGAAGTTCCACTAGATCCATTAGCCCCAGAAGTACCAGATGTACCGTTTACTCCAGAAGTTCCAGAAGTTCCATCGATACCAGAAGTTCCACTAGTTCCGTTAACTCCAGAAGTGCCCGACGTTCCGTTAGCCCCGGAGGTGCCAGAAGTTCCATCAGTACCAGATGTTCCGTTGACGCCGGAAGTACCAGAAGTACCATTTACGCCAGAAGTGCCTGACGTTCCGTCTGTCCCACTCGTGCCGCTAGTTCCACTAACTCCGGAAGTACCAGAAGTTCCATCCGCCCCGGAGGTACCAGATGTTCCGTTTACGCCAGAAGTACCAGAAGTTCCGCTTGTTCCAGAAGGAAGAGAAACTAAAATTAAAAGAATGTCTTCGTTGTTGGAGAAAGAATAAGTCGATGTGGTAAGTGTTACTCCATAAGTCCAGTAGGTCGAATTATCTGTTTTAGAAGTTATTGTCCAAGATTGGTAATCCAAATGTGAAGATTGACTTTGGATTGTAATCGTAGAACCAACAGGAAGACTTGATAAGAACAAATCTAAATTGTCGTTGTTTCTATCTAGTTCTGAAACATAAATTTCTGTAGCAGAAGCTTGAGTTACGTTATTCCAAGTAATGTGGGTAGATCCAGGATCTCCAGACTGAGAATTAGTTTTTGCAACGTAGCTAAAGAAAGAGTTAGAAAATCCTTGCTGTCCTTGTGGTCCGGTTGCTCCGTTAACGCCAGATGTTCCCGAAGTACCATTTACTCCAGAAGTACCAGATGTTCCATCAGTCCCAGAAGTACCACTTGTTCCAGATACACCAGATGTTCCGCTTGTTCCATCGGTGCCACTAGTTCCGTTTACGCCGGAAGTACCAGATGTACCGTCGGTTCCAGAAGTACCAGAAGTTCCACTTGTCCCATCTGTGCCGCTAGTTCCGTTTACGCCAGAAGTACCAGAAGTTCCGTTAGCCCCGGAAGTGCCCGATGTTCCGTTAGATCCACTTACACCTGAAGTTCCGCTAGATCCGCTAGATCCGTTAGCCCCGGAAGTACCAGAAGTACCGCTAGATCCACTTACGCCGGAAGTTCCGGAAGTACCGCTAGATCCACTAGCTCCGGAGGTACCAGAAGTACCATTCACTCCAGAAGTACCCGAAGTACCGCTAGATCCGTTAGCTCCGTTAGCCCCGGAAGTACCAGAAGTACCAGAAGTACCGGCTGCTCCAGTTCCTCCTCCTCCGACGTTAATGTTAGAACCGGTGGAATTGATAGCATAAAGAGTAGACCCGTCTGTATAGAGGGTTATGTAATCAGATGTTGGATTGGAAGGGGCTGTATTGGTGATGGAAAGATCTATCTGTCCTCCAGTTTCCCCTATAATAAATTTAGCAAGGCTCATATGGACTAGGTATTTGTTTTAAGAAAATATTATCGTTAATTTGGACTGTTCCCCCGTTTTCTATTAGGACAGGATTACAGTAAGTAATGGTGTTTGTTTCGACTGTAAAATATTCCCCGTTGAAAACTGTGCAGGGAAAATTAGCCATCGGAATAGAAGTGACGTAAACAACGTTGAAGAGGCCCTCGTTATCCGAAACATAAGGAACAAACTTTATTTCCCTCTCACATTCGTCTTCCGTATAAAGGAATGCCTGCCCTCTGTCTATTTCTTCATAGGTTCCGGCTAGTGGGTTTAGAGTTGCAGTTGCAGTGTTGTAAACTATGTAGTCGAAGTTCTCTAAAGGATACAAATAAACAGAACCGTTGATGGGATCCGAATATTCTGTAACTGCTACCGTGTCGAACTCTAGTTCCACAAATCTATAGTTTCTCCTTACTATGCTAGGGACAACCTCAAAGGTTTCTCTAGAGTAAGCGTTGGTAAAAACTATTGTGAAAAAGTTTCCCACGCTAGAAGATACCGTGTCTGCATAGACAACGACATTATTGGTTGCGCCGAGAGTTAAATTAAACATTCAACATTAAGTATAAAAACAAAGAAAACTGACACAACAAGCCCCCGGAATGGGAAAAACCGGGGGCTGTCTAGGAAAATGTGTCCTTCCTGTGTGTTAGGACATTTACGCGTTGGTTACTGTTACGCCGGTTAGAGAGGCTAGAGACGAAACCTGGTAAGCCATTTCTGGTTCCATTGCTTGCAATACAAAAGAATATTGCGATGCGTCTCCTGGGGCCACCCCAGTGACTGTAGTTCCAGTGCTGACAACGCAGCCTCTGGTTAGTCCGACGAGCCAGTAAAGCCCGTTATTGTCTTCAAACAGAACCTTAGAGTTTCTGTTGTAAGTAAGAAGTTGGATTTGGGCTCTCTTAGCAGAAGATAGATGCTGAACAGGGATTGTAACCTCCTGGGTAAAGAAGGCTGTCCCGTTGGTGTTGGAGATGTTGAAAGTCTCAGTGAAACTTGCAACGTCTTTTGCCACCTCTATCTGATAGAATGTTCCAGTTGCTCCAGTGCAGGCTGTGATACCTGATGTTGCTCCTGCAGTGATTGTACCTAGATCTGCATTAGAACTCACCCAAAGCGTTTTGATACCACCGATTGAATCCAAACAATCTAGGGCGATTGCGGCGGTGAGATTACATGATGTACTTGCCATAATTTAGTGAGTTATTTTAGTTTGATTAGATCGTAGATACGAACTGTGAATTGTAGATTGCAGTTCCAAGTTTGAACTTAGACATGAAATTCACTACATCTTGTGAAGGATCGTAGTAGAATTTGAACTTATCTGCATCATCAAGAAGACCAGTACCAAAGAAAATGTACTTTTTAGGCCCAACTAGGATGTGAGTGTTCACATTGATTCCTGGTGCTGCGAAAATCGTGCAATTAGTTCCTGGAAATACAAATGAAGAAGGTGAATCTCCAGTTGCGTTGGTGATGTTAGGGTATTGACTGATCAATGAATTACCTTCTGCCATGATAGCCTGTACTAGGATCTGGTAGTTAGTGTAAGACATGTAAGCAATCAAGTCGTTCTCCTGCTTAAGTGCATTCGAAAGTTTGTTGATAATTCCCCACATAGATGCGAATGCAGTTGAAACTGCGAAAGGAACTGTAATTCCTGCTCCGGTACCACCGATACATCCGTTTGCTACGGTTCCCTGTGCAAGTAGACCGTCTAGAGACGCTCCATCACCCTGCCAGATAGTGTTTTCAACATACTGTGCGATGTTAGCCACTTTGTTGTTAGCGATCTGAGCCTCGAAAGGAACAGTTTCATGGTAAGCAGAAGGGGTCAACTGAGAAGATAACCAGTAGTTATACAAGTCGTCTGGACACAGTTGTTCCTTCAGCATTTTCGCTTGAACAACTAGATCAATTTGATCGAAAACAGTCGCGTTTCCAGTTGCTCCACCAGGACCAGTTGTAGCAGTTGAAAAACCACAAGTTGCATCGATGATGTAAGGATTAGAGTTAAGTACGTTGATCGCTGAAGTACCTGCCGTCTTGCCTGCCTGCAAAGTTAGCATCTGTACTGAGTAAGGCTTCAAAAGGGCCTTGCTGATAAGGTCGGTTGATAGTTCGTCCGTATATGTGGACAAACCTGATAAATCGAAAGACATAGTTTTTAGTTATTTGTTTTTTTTAGAATTTTCTGTTTGGTTTAATGCTGGTTCTTAGAGACTTTAGTTGCTCAACACGAGCATCTAGTGCGTCTACTTTTTCCGACATTGGGTTAGCACTGAATGTGCTTATTTTAGAGGACGCAGGTTCTTTAGAAAGTTTTTCCATCTTAGTTTTGTAAGCGGCCATGTCTTCTTTAACCATTGCAACCTCTTTAGCAACCTCTTCGATCGCTTCCATACATTGCATGATCATTTCCTTCATGTCCTGTTCGATGATTTCTTTTTCTGTTTTTACTGGTTCTTCCTCCATTTTCTCTTCCTCTTTTGCTGCTTCGATCTCCACCTCAACCTTTGGTTCTGGTTTTTCTACTGCAGTGATTGTTCCCTCGCTGTCGACTGTAACTTTAGTTCCGTCTTCGGTTGTGTGTACTCCTTCGGGTGCTGGTCCTTTTTCTCCGGTTTCAGATACAACAAATATCTTTTTACCAGGTTCAAAAGCTTCAGCCTCGACTTTAGTAACCATGTCCTCCAACATAGCCTCAGCCATCTTAGTCTCTAGTCCTAGAGCAATTCTGATTTGGTTTAGTTTTTCTTGATAATAATTCATTAGTTAATTATTTTGTTTACAATGGTAAGTATAAAAATTAAAAGGACTGACATATCTTAGATTGACTTTAGGATTTTCATAATCCTGTCGTATGTCTCCCTGTCTTTTTTGTAGGCCTCGTAGTCTTCCTTAGACATAAAGTTTCCTTCGATAGAAAAACCATTTAGTTCTCCCGCTTTGATTTTTTTCCAAACTTTAGGGTCTTGGACACGCATTGAAACCATCCACGTTCCTACCGGTACATTTAGCCCGTATTTCGTGTTAGCCTTATCGTCTTCTGTTTCTACTATCCAGGTCTCTTTTACGTATGAATTAGCCTCGTTAGCCTCGTCGTGTTCGATGTTGGTGTCCCCGTTGCGCAGTTCACGCATAAACTTTTCAGCAATCTTTGCGATGGTTTCTTTAGAAAACTTTACGTAGTATGGTTCTTTAGTCTTTTGGTCTTTGCGTAGGATTTCCATGTCTGGAATCATTGCAGGTCCTATAACAACTCTTTGATCTTCGGAGGCGAAAACCATTTTTACCGGTTTTTCTTCGGCTCCAAATGCGAACTTTTTGTTTTTGTGGATAGAAAAAGCATAGTCTTCTAGTTCTGGGTGATATCCTATGTAAACTAGTCTTGCCGAGTCGGTTATAGTTTCCCCGTCTACTTCTACCTCCGCAGGTTCAATATTAGTTGGTTCGTTAAACCAGTATTCAACGTTATAACCACCGTCTTGCAACAGTTCCACCACTAGACCTCTGTCGTAGTCTTCGTCTTCTGCTTGCAAAACAACCTTTTGACCTCTCGGTAGGGGAATACCCTGCAGTGCAAAATTGTCTTTTTTCTTTTTAGGAACTTGATCTACGTAAGGGGGTAGTCCAGATACGTCGATAGACATTTCTTCTTTACGGATTTGTTTTAGTTTTCTCTCCGCCCACTCTACACCAGCGTCCCCGCCCCATGCGTCCCACATTAACTTACCGCAACCTTCGCCGTAAGGCGTGTCCGAGTTTTGTTTGTGTCTTTGGAATGCTGACATCCTTGCGATTGTGTCTTCTGAAATAGGTTCTCTGTTTGCTAGTTGGTTTGCTCTAGCCTTACCTGGTCCCATTCCGCAGTCTCCCCAGCCGTTTTCTTCCGCCCAGGCTAGTGCTCTTTTAGCGTTGTTTACTGCTGCTTCTGGATAGTCTGTGTAGGTTTCTGCAAACTTTTCTGCTTTAGATTTTACTGGAATACAGTTTGGTGTTCCGTCGTCCTTTAAACCGTAGGGCTCGTAGCCTTCCCAGCATGGATTAGGTTCAATTGCTGCTTTTTCTCTGTATGTGCTGTAGCAAATCGCAGCCGCCTGGTCTGTCTCGTATCCCTCGTCACCAACTAATTTTGCTATGCAACGCGGAATGAATTCGTCTTCTGATTCTCCTGCTCCTGGATCTACGAACACCTCTTTTTTAAAGGCCATCCAGTTTTTTTCGATTGCTGGTACGTCCACTAGAGAGATTGCAAAGACACCTGATTGTTCTAGGTCTTCTACTATTTCTAAGTCTATAACTTTTTTTTCCATATAATACTAAGTATATTTTTTTTATAAAGTGGCTAATGATGATAATTTTGCGTCCGCCTCCTGTTGATTTGTCATTTCTGACGCAACTACGTATGTTTTTATGATCGGGGCTTGGTTCATAGAGGGGGTTTCAGGCCCGGGGCTATTACCCATATTATTTATCTGCTCTAAAATTGGTAGGAAATTAGCAGTAGATCTGCGGTTTACCACATATTCTCCGCCTTCTACTTCACCTAGGGCCGTCTGGATACCTCCCATGTCGTGTGATGGGCCGCCTAGAATACCTCCAGATTGGTACATAGATCCAGAAGATTTACCTTTTGCTGCTCCGCCTCCGCTAGATTTAGATTCATACTGGGTCTGGGATATTTTGGACAGTGCAAAAGCGGTCGAGGCTGCTGCTGCGGCTAATCTAATGGCCGAGGCTACACCTAAGGTAAAGTCAGGAACAGATAAAATAGCGGTGACTGCTTTAGCCCCGTCTATAACTGCTAGTGCATACTGCAGTTTCTTTTGCTTTTCGAACTGTTCTTTTGCTAGTTTATCTTTTTCTGCGTCGGATAGTTTTTCGTCGTTTAGAATTTTGTCCGTCTTGATCTGGTTTAGTTCCATTAAACCATTTGCAACCCCTGCTGCAAATTCGTATCCTGCGTTAAGCGCATCTATGACTTCTGCTTTTTCTGTTTCCCTAATTCCTTTTTTCTTCTGGAACAGGGCGAGTTCTAGCTTATAATATTCCTCGTTAGTTTTTTCAGTTGCTGCTAGTTTTTCTTCTAGCTCTTTTAGCTCTAGTGCATCCTGTTCTTTTCTTAACTGTCTGCTGTTTAGTCCCTTTTGCTCTAGTAGGGCTTTCTCTTTGTCGTAAGTTTTAGAGATAGCGTCTATTTTGTCCTTGTAGGTTTTAGCCTCTTCTGCTTTAACCTTATCGTCTGCTGCTTTTTTGTCTGCTGCAACTTTTTCGTTGTATGCTTTAGCCTGCTCGACTAGCAGTTCTTGCTTCTGGGCTTCTAGTTGGGCCTGCATGTCTGCATTACCCTTGGCCTTCTCTATGAGTTTATCGTAGTTTTCAGTAGTCTGCTGTTGCTGCTGCTGAAACTTTTCCGCGTCTGTATTTATTAGGGCGGCTGCTAATTCTTTTTGGGTAGCCTTTTCTTTCTCTGCTGCATCCTCGTTGATCTTTGCAACCGCTAGCGCGTAGGCCTCGTCTGCTTCTATCTTTAGTTTCTTTTTCTCTGCTGCTGTATATTTCCCCCTGTCGATTTCTCTCTTGGTGTTTTCTAGATCTATCTGGGCTGCTTTTTTGTCTCTCTCCTCCTGGTCTTTGATCGAGGCTAACAGGTTCTTCTGCTCTGCTGCTCTGATTTTATCCTGGGCGGCTTGTCTTTCTGCTGCATAAGCCTTAGCCTTATCTGCTGCTTCCTTGTCTCTCGTTGCTTGTTCAGCATCTAGTTTCTTTTGCTGCTGATTAAACTGTCTCTGTTTTGCTGCTGCGTCTTGTTGTACTTGGGCGAGTGCAATTTCTGCATTTCTCATTTCCTCCCTTAATTTAAGGTCGTCATCGTGTGCATCGTAAAGTGCTTTAGCAATTCTAAGTTTTTCTTTAGCATTAGCAACCTCTAGTTTAGTTTGTTTGTCTTCTGCTACTCTTATTTGTTCCAACGCTTGCTTTTTTCTGTCGTAAGTTTCGTTGGTATCTGATAAAATATCTTTTGCTTCTGCTAGTTGTTTGTTAGTTTCTGCTCTAGATACTGCTGCTTTTTGTTCTTCCTGGGCTAGTTTTAGAGTAGCATCTGATAATTTACCTGCTTCTGCTGCTGCTCCGCCTAATAATCCTGCTACTATCTCTAGTCCACCGGCTACTAATTCTCCGATTGATGCAGCTAAATCTTCAATAAGACCGATTACAGGGTCTATTATCTCTCCGAAAACTGCAGTTATTTTATTAAGCGCACCAAATCCCTTCTCGGTGTTCCCCATCACCTTGGTTATAGTCGTAAACACTGCAACCAAAGCTGTTATTACCGCCCCGATAGGGTTCATTACGAATGCTGTTGCTGCTTTAGATAGCCCCTGGAAACCCGAGATAGCCCCGCCGATTGGGCCTGGGATAGATGTTAGAGATTGTCCTATATTTTTTAGACCATCTATAGCTCCTTTAGGCTTTAGCCCATCTATTCCTTCTTTCTGCAGTATCCCCAAAGCCTGCTTAGCCTTGTTGGATTCGCTGACTAGGTTGCTGAAGTTAGGATCGTTGATGTCCGAAGTTTTTATCTGCTCGTCTAGCGCTGCGATCTGCTCTTGGATCCCAGCAAGGGTTTTCATTGCTGGTTCTCCGTTTATCTTTAGTACAAATTCTTTTGCCATGTGTTATTAAGTATCTTTTTCTTGGTTTTTGGTTAGAGATCCCAGATTATATCCGATAGGTTCCAGATGTCAGTTTCTTCGTTCCAGATATTTTCTGGACATACGTTCCATACGGTGGTTGAAGTTCCCCATGTATCTGTATCTGTAGACCAAACTGGACATCCAGGTTCCAGGGTAATACCTTTGATGAATGCTGTTACGAGATAGTTTGCTGCTGTTACGCCCGTCGGTAGCTGGGTGGAGATTGGACCTGCATAAAGTCCAGAATAACTTGTGTTAGCCACAGTTATAGAGTTTTCTTGAATAAAGATGTATTCCCCTTCGACGAAGTCTACCCCAGTCGCTCCGTTGTTCCAGGTTAGGGTTGTCCTAAATCCATAGTCGTAAGGGACGTTGTAGAAAAGTCCGGTAAAAGTATCGGGACCTTCTATGTTGTAGTACTGCATAGGAATGTAGGTTCCTGCAGTTCCTCCCGTTGCTCCTTCTATTAAGAAGGTCACGTTCATGTCGTCTCCGCCAGACACGCCTAGATCTATGTAGATGAATTCTCCTGCTGGAGAAGGCGTCACGCCCGAACAGTTTCCGTTAGGGATAGCAGTCCAGTTTGGAGGTAAAGCGTTAGCGTTAGGAAACAGAAGACACACAGATGCGCACGTCTGGGGAAGTAGAGTTAGTGTCTGCAGATTATTAAAGCAGTCCACGTAAGTCCAGGTGTTGGTCTCTACTACCTGTGTTTCTAGGTTGTTATTACACACGGCCACGGACATACATTCTCCCTGTGCTGGGCCTGTTGCTCCGTTTGGTATGTTGGGAATAGCCTTTACTGGAACTTTTATCAGCTCCACTTTTACCAGGGCGGTCTCTCCGACTGGATAGTCTGCTATTTTGTTCACGAAATACCAGGAATCTTTCACCCAGATTTTATCGTTGAACTTTAATTTCTCCACGATCTGCGGATCTAGCCTGAATGTAGCAGTCTTTTGTCTGTTGTAAGGATCATAGATCCAGTTGATATAGTCTCTCCAGTAGTTTGTGTATAGGTCGGTAGCAGTCTTTCCCTCGTAGGTGGACAACGGAGACCAAAGCGGGGTCTTAGACTGGAAGGTTAGATCCAGGGTAAAAGACTGTGGAGGGAATGTTTGATATTCTGAAACTAGGGGGTACTTATTCTGAGCTGTACCTGTCGCCCCAGGGAGTAGAGTGGTGTTTAGGTACCAGTTTACTGGATTGCTCTGCAGGCCATTGTAAAACAGGATCCTAGGCTTAGGCTGGATAGGCTGTACCTTTCCCGCTCTGTTTTCGTTGGGATCTCCTGGTAGCAGTTTAGCCAGCGACGGAAAAACCCAGTCGGGCTGTGGGGTTGCTCTTGCAGGTATGCTCTGGAGTGGAGTAGGCGCAAATGGGATAGTCGTCTCTGTGGTCCCTTTTATCAGATTTATGCCCGAGTCGTACTCTCTGAACATAAAGTTTCGCTTGAACTGCTGCTGGAAACTTAGGTTCTGGAAGTCTGCGTCGTCTGTTCCTGTAAATCTCTGGATTCTAGCCTGGTCCAGGAATGGTGCGTGCTGTTCCGAGTCGGCCGAACCGTCTAGATACTGGGTCCAGTCTTGGATTTCCCCTAACCTGATCCAGTCCACCCAGGGTTCTATCTGGAATCTCTTAGCCTGGTTTCTGTCTGGGACAAATACTAGGTTGAACATCTTGGTGATACCCTTGATAAAGTCTATGTTTTTCATCGTGCCCTCTGGAGGGAAGAATGAATTGACTAGGACGCCCTCCGGGGCTAAGGTACACTCGAAGAGATTGCTAATAAAGGTAGCAAAAGAGGTAGAAGATGCTAGGTTGTTTATTTCTGCATAGACTTTTTCCCCCTGTGCTAGAGTTACGGTTCTAGTTAATGTGTAAGAAGACTGTCCAAAAGTGTCGGTTTGCCCGTTCACCTGTCCGAGGGTTCCCTGTATATCGGACTTTAGGAACACCCTGTATCTAGCCTGGAGGGACGGTTCGCTTTCTGCTCCCCCAGTCAGTCTAAATGTGTACACGCCAGAAGTTTTTGCGATATACTCTGCTGTCGTGGTGGAAAAAGATAAACTCGGATTGCTGATTTCATTGTTATAAAGGATCCTAGTAGTTGTACCAGTCGGGATACCGAAGTCCTCTGCTGCAACAGAACAAAGGCCCGAGATGGACTGCTCCACTCTAGCCAGCGAGTCCGAGATAAAGTACAGGGAGTCGAAGAGGTCCGAGGTCAAAAAGGCCGACTCGTATGCGTATCCCGCTGTGGAAAATATTTTATCCCAAAGCCACTTGATCCTCACTGCAGGCTTAAACTGTCTGAGGCTTAGCCCCGCGGTGGGGCCTATCGTGAATGATCTGTTGAACTGGTGGGACAGGGTGTTTTGGATCGGAACATTGTCTGTGCCGTATGTGTATCCCCACTCGCACAAAGGGTACAGAACATTTCCGTCTTTAAAGCCTGCGGTTGCTCCTGCGGTCGCCCCCCAGGAGGAAACAACGTTTGCATAGGTCAAGTTGTGGTCTAGTTCCGACGTGTCAATGGAATTCATGTAGGCCGTGCCTACCGCCGCCGAGAAGTTGGAGGTGTCCCCCATAAAGAACACCTCGTATTCTATGCGGTTTAACCTTTCGTTTATAAAAACCGACTTTAAATTTAGATTTCCTATGGTGAACAAGAACCCGTTGTTGTTGATCCACGCTTGGGCCGTCTTAGAGGCGTCAAAAGAATACCCGTTTACGGAGAATACGTCCTCGAAGAACTGTCCGTTTACCCCTTGTCCGGGTATCCTAAATGTCTGGGAGTAGTAGGAAGATGGGGAAAAAGCATCTAGCGACGCTACCGATAAGTTTAGTTTTATCGGAGATGTCTCTGACAACTGCAGAAGAACTGTTTCCCCCGCCGAGTTTACTGCAAATAATTGTACGCTGCTCATATTAAAATCCTTGTACTACGTCTGGTTGTGCTTCTGTGAATGACACAAAATA